GCAAAATTCGCAAACGCATCGGCGGTCAATATGATGATGCCGAAATTCGGATTGGCATCCGCGCCGCCAAGCGTTGGACACGCCGTGCCAAGCGCACCGGCACCCGCGCCAAGCCCTCGCTGTCGCACTTCTATGCGCGCATCGAGAGCCACGGGCGGCGTTATATTTACGTCAAAAAATAGTTGGATGGGGCGACCTTCGGGTCGCCCTTTTATCCCCGTAATTTACCGATTGATTTCAGACCGAATGATGCGGCGATGCTTGCCAGTATCCCATACGATAACCAGTCTGGGCAGTCCTCCCGCAAGAACCTGAACCCGTCTGCGATGTACGGTTGCGCGGCTGGAATGAAGCAAGCCACGATTAAGCCGATGAACAAAATTGTCCAAAGTTCATCCTTGATGCTGTCTTGGGATGCCGACATCGCTTGCTCCTCCCAATCGGCATCTGACTGCACCTTCTTGGTCTGTGCTTCGATTTTGGCAACAGCCAATGCTTGCTTGGCCTTCGATTTCTCAGCGCGGTTTTTCAAGAATGTACCGGCAAGGTTCGCCAGTGGTGTAATAAAATTAAGTGCCATCAATAACTCCATATCCACGGGCGTGGAAACCCGTCTGTCTCTGTGAGCGTGTCTAAATGAATGAACCGCGCTTCGCCGGTCTGCGATACGCCGATGCCGGTAAAGCCCAAGCCGGTGGCATGTTTTAAGAGCGTGTAAGCCTGACTGCCACGGATAAGGATATCTGCCGCCCGACCAGTTGTATGCGGCGACAGCTTGCCCAGTTCTGCTTTGGGTGCTTCGATGGGATGCTCCGGCGACCTGTAGCCTGATGTAATGCGAAACCCGAACCCGCACTTTGTTCGCAAGTCCTGTAACCTGTACAAGAAGTCGTCATCCATTTTGGTTTCACCCGAATGAGAACAAGTGAACTCGCTCTCACTAAAATTTTCTAAGTCATCCCAAACGCTCATGCCTGTCTCCGTAAATCAATCTCGCGCAACACTCTTGCCAACTGCGCCACCTCATCATTGTCCAACATAGTGCTGATGTCTAAATTCATCCTGACCGTCTTATGCTGAAACACTGGTCTAAAATACACCCGCCGGATGTCCAGCGCAACTAGGCACAGAACGTCAACGGCATCTGGGTCAAGACGCAGTTTTGCTTTTGAGCCGCGTGCCGTTGCCCAGCGATATCGCGGCTTGCACTTTGCGTTCTTCTTGTCGATGGTCGGGCGCGATGATGTCTTGACTTCGCAACGGTACATTTCGCCGACATCTGCCATGACCAGCAAATCAAAGTCTTGCTGTTGGCACAAGATTGCCCGATATCCTGATTGCTCAATTATACCCGCCGCCAGTAACTCTCCGGCACGCCCTGTCTTTACTGCTGTGCGCTCAGTAACCACGATAAAGGGATTTAGTGTTTTGCTTTATTCGTTTCGGGCATAGATCGTCGGCATAGATTTGATGCGTTTTCTTGATGTTCTTTTCACACTGGTATGTGCAACGCCGGACAAGCACATTCGATCGCCCGTCCATATATGCCATCGTAACACCTTGCATCATTAGCACGCAAATCAAGCTAGACATCTGAAATTAAAAACACGAACAACAAAAAGAAAAACACCAGCAGACCACCGAAAATCGAACCGATGACCATTGCCATCTCTTTTCGCTCTTGTGCGCGTTTTCGTGCGATGCGTTTCTGTTCAGCGATGCGTTCCTTTTCCTCTCTGATGGCCTTGTTGCGCTCTGCAATAATCTGCTGGAACGTGCCATGCCCAAATCTGTGGTTAATTAGGGTTCTCATTTCGTGCATAGCTTCTGCCGCAAGTTTGGCGTCAATCACTTTCGTTGCGGCATCCTTTGTTTGCCCCAGCATAGATTTGTCTGAAAAGCGTTCTTTCTGAACTTGCTTTTCGCCGGCAAACAACCCATCCAAAGCACCGGCAATGTCTTTGATGTCATTCGCCGTTGCAATATTGCTTTTGATAAAATCGACAGACTTTTGCACTAAGGCGATGCCAGTCAGTGCGGTGCTAATCGGTTCCATCGCGGCGTTCCTGCAAAGCGTTGTAAATTCTTATAGATACAAGAACAAACGCGCCTAGCATCACTGCCAGTTCCACCCACGTTGTTGCGCTCACCACCCAAGGCGCACTTGCGGCTCCAGCCGCAATGGTCAAGTCTTGGACAGTTTTGCTTTCCATCAAAAGTTTAACCCCAAGGTATAAATTGTTGCAGTCCGTATTGAACCGCAACTAACTTGGTTTCTGTATCATTAGCAAAGGTCACATCTTCTTGTGCAATGCCAACAATCATTGATGGATTGGCTGTTGCCTTTTGACCAATGCCAGCCGCCGCAGAAGAACAAATGCCATCACCTATAGAAATGTTTCCACCAGAATTGTTGCAAAGAATGTGACCATCGCCCAAAACCAAAGCTTGGTGCATATTTGTATACTCTGGCATGTCATTTTCGCTAGAGCCGTATGCACCCAGAACAGCTTTCGAGTTAGCTGATTGTGTTTTTCTTACGTTGTAAATTAAGCCGCGTTCTGTGTCTGCGCCATTTTTTTGCGTGTATGCCAAGCTGGTAATTTCTAGCAAAGTTCCATAAGCATATCCGTCATCATTGTCGGCATCTGGCAAGACGCAGGGGTGCATCGCGGTAAACGCGCCATAACTTACAGTCCCACCCGTGCCAGATATTCTGCCTATGAAGTCCGAATTGCCGTCACGAAAATCAATATATACATTGCTTCCAGAGCCATCGTCAGTTCCAGCCGTGATCTCCATTCCACGACAGCCAACAGCATTTCCATCGTGGAAAATGCTTGCCGCGTAAAAATCACCCGCGGCAGTGGATGTCACATTAAAGCGTGAGGTCACGCTTGTTGTACCCACGCCCACATTGCCATCACCACGGACGTGAAAATAAGAGTTTGAGCCTGCTTGGTCAAAAACTCTTAGGGCGGCATCAGAACTATTGGTTCCCGCAGTAATCAGTGTTCCAAAACTTTGACCCGTTGTGCTATTGCCACCAACTGTCAAGGTGCTGGTGTTTGCATCACCGCGAACAACTAATTTGCCTTCGTCTGGATTAGTGTCACCTATTCCAACACGACCCGAACTATCAATACGCAAACGCTCTGAGCCAGCCGTTTCAACAGTAAACGTATCTGTAGCGGGAAAGCGGAGAGCCAAATTTGTGTCACCAGTGTGAATAATTTTGTCAGCAATAGATAAATCGTTTGCAACTTGCACAGTTCCGTCATCTGTAATTGTGACGCGAGTTGTGTGAGAGTTAACACTGGAACCCGATCCACCGCCATCTGCCGTTTGCAATATGATGGAGCCGCCAGTACCCGTACCAGTGCCTGCTCCGCCTCTAATCGTTAGCGCAGTGCCAGCTTGGTTCGTGCCACTAGCATCTAAAATGTCAATTACTGTTGCCAACGTAGAGGCAACATCCGCGCTCTGGTCGAACTGCATCAAGGGGATGTTCGCATCGTTATCCTCGTTGCGGATGTATAGAATATTGGCATTGCTGTCATACCAAATCTGATTGGCGAATGTCGTTGATGGCGCAGACGTTCCAGAGTTATTTGAAACTATTGCTTGCAGAACATTGTTCAGATCAGTCCGTGTTGCCGGAAAACTCTGATTGTCTATCACGTAATCATGTTGTGTCATTTCTCACCTATGATATGACTGCGCCATATCCCTTCGCTTGATAATCAAATGTGCGGTTTACCACCGCATTGGAACTGTTCAAGAATTTCACCGTGAACCCTGTCGCTGATTTATTAGTCACCAAATAATAATCGCCGCTTGCCATATTCTGTGCCGTGATTGCTACGTTCTGCAACTGCTTAAATGCTGGGCTAAACGTCACATCATAGCCCCCTGATGCCGTAGTGGATGATAAATCATTTCCATGGACAAGTCTATCCGGCATGTCAACCGCCACCTCTAGCGTTTCAACTTTCGGTGATGCGCTTGTGTCATTGCTGTTTAGAACGGCTCTAAACTTGAGCGCACGCGCTGAATATTCTCCCACGGTGAACTCGCGAAAATCTGTAAACGTGGGCGAACCAGACGGGTCATCGTCAGTCGTAGCAATCTGCAATGTGGCGTTGGTATCACCGAAACTGGAAGTGTCGCCATCAAAGAACCCTTCACGCGCATCAAACAATCCGGCGGCATCCTCAAACAGTCCCACATAATCAAGACGGTTGATAATTACCCTTGATGTCACACGGCTGGTAAACTTACCGCCCAAATCAACAACCGTTGCAAAA